AGAACCGGCTCTTTCGTTGCCGCATCCCGGAAAAGGTTTCGGTTCGCCGCAACGGTCCAATCGATCCCCGTGCCGATATGTGCCCAGATGAGGCCCGTGCGCACCTTGCAGGGGCGGTGCGATTGGCCGTTGCTCCCGATTATCCCGCCGCTGAACAGCGTCACCGTATCGGTTGCCGCCACTAGAATATTGGCGTCGCTGGCTGGAACCCCGGTTATGGCCGCCGTGTCGTCCAGCGCAATGTGCTGGAAATCCGAATCGTGGTTCAGGGAAGCGAACAGCCAGCGCCGCGTCCCGGCCGTGTAAAGCTGCGTGGTCGTGATGCTCCCAAGCGTCGTCCCGGCAGTGTCCCTGATGCGCAGCTCCGCCGCGCCAGACGCAATCTTCTGCACCCGGATCGTCAAGTTCGCAGCGGTCGAAGCCGTGCCGCCAACAACGAACAGCATTTGCGCCGTGCCTATTGCGGTAGCCCCAAGGAATGTCAGGTCCATCACCAAGCTAAAGCCGCGGCATGCAGCCGGGATGTGGTTGCCGTTGTAGGGCCGGCGCGAAATCCATGGGCCACCACGAACGTCGGTAGTGGCAATCGCGGCGTCTGGCAGGTTCGGCGAAATCTCTTTCAGTTTGGCAGTCGTGTCCGCCGCCGGGCTTTCAAGGATCACGAAGACCGGCCAGTCGCGAACGGTGAACCCGGTCTTGGAAATGCGGACCCAAAGCAGCGTCTCGCCCGCCGCAATCGTCCCGTTTGACGCGCGACGAATGACAATCTCGTTCGACTCTACGGCCACACTGAAGTCGCTGTTGGCATCGCCAAGCGTGACAGTGCAGTCCTGAAACTTGTTGGTTCGCGGCGTGATGCCGTCAGACCGCAGGCCGCCCACGGTCGGAAGAGTGCCAACAATTTGGCCGGAGGTCTGGTTGGTGGCCGCGCGGCTATAAAGCCGAAAGCCGAACGGCGGGCACGGAGCGCCGTTGTTCAGGGCCCGCGCCATCGGCAGGTCGATAACGTGTGCAATCATCTCCTTCCCGACTTCGTTGAAGTGGGTGTTGTCGGTCGTCAGCGCGGGGGGCGTAGTATCGGTTTCGGTAATCGTCGTCAGGTCGCCAGCGCTAACAGTGGGCAGAAGGGTGGACCAATTCGCGCGGAGCTGGGTGCGCCCTACCAGACGGAGGAAGTCGGTCCACGCGCACGCCAGCCGACCATCGCGCTGTAGCCCTTTGGTGATGAACTCCCGGTGGAACGTGGATCCCTCGCCCCAAACTGGGCCGGGATTGATCCCCGTCGTGTGCATAAACCGGGAATTGCTACCGGGCCGCCCCACCACCACGTCCTGCATGTCGCGGAACAGGTCAAGATTGGTGGCGGCGTTGTCTTCGTGGGTTGTGAGGTTGCCCGCCGTCGCGACGATAACGCCGCCCGCTTTTTGGTCGGCTGTAGCCGCGACCACTTGGGCATGGGTGGCCGATGTATTCGCGCCCGAATTGGCCAGCTCGGTCAGATTGGCCTGTCCGGACGTAAAGCCAGCTTTTACGAAGTCGATGATTTTGAAATTGTCCGGCGGTGCCGACCCATTGCTTTCGTAGCTCGATGAACCGAACTGCGTGAAGATTATGGTATTCGCAGGCGGAGGGCCCGCCAATAGTTCAGCCGCACCAACGCTAGTCACCACTGGCGCGACAAACGTCACAGTGCCAGTCCCAACCGCCGCACCAGAGCCAGAGCCGCTACCAGTCGCGACCAGCGTGGGCACCGCGAAGCTAATCGTTCCCGAGCCAACCGCCGCAGGCACAGAGCCGCCGCTGCCAGTCGCGACCAGTGTCGGGGCCGTGAAAGTAATCGCACCCACGCCAACCGCGTCGGCAACGCCCCCAGCGCCCAAGCCCGTCACAGTCGGGCCAGACAGCACAATATTGGAAAAGCCAATCGAGCCACTGCCGAAGTCGGCAATCACATTGTCCGCCCGAATTAGCGCCGAAAAATTGAGCTCTTGCCCGCCGCTCGTCAGAACCCGATTCGAAACCAGATAGATGTGGCCAAAGACCCCGCCCGCAATCGAAACACGTGAGGACCGCGCCAAATGCGCCGCACCCGAAAACGTCAACCCGCCAATCTCAACCGGGTCCACAGCCCAGATGCTCGACACAATCGAAGCCGATGCAGGCAGCCCTGCGGCCGTCCAGTCAACGGCGTAATCGAGCGTCGCGCTTAGGTCTTTCAGCAAGGTAGGCTTGCCCATCAGCCGTGCCTCCATGCGCGGTACGGGGCCAGCAGCGCCTTCACGTGGAAGGGGAGGTCCGTCACTGTGGTGCCAATGTAAGCGGTATCGCGGTTGTCGTAGAAATGGGCGGTCAGCCGGAACAGCGCCTGTCGGATGGTCTCGGGCACGTCGTTCCAGCTCGGGCCGTAGCCGGCCTGAAAATCGATGGAGATGGCGGCCATCTGCTCGCGCGCTGCGGGCCAACTGGTGCCGGGAGCAGGTGCCAGCCGTGCCGGCGCGCCGCTGCGGTCAAGTTGCAATGCCGCCGGTGCCAGCACCTGCGCATCGCCGGCGAGGTCCACATAGCCAACGCTTGTGATCGCCAGCACCGGAGTCCGGTCGATCCGGATGATGTCTCCCTCCGGCCAGGCATCCAGCACCAGCCGCCAGCCCTGCGAGATGAGGGCGCGCTCGGTCCACTGCTCCACCCAGCCTGTCGCGGCCGAGAGCATGCCGGCGATGACAAGCATGTCATCCGAACCGGACACGCGCAGATACTCGAGCAGCTCGGTCATGGGCACCGCCGGTCCGGCGGGATCGGCGGTGCGCACGCGTTGCATCGATTAGTCGTCGTGGCTGGCGGTAGAGGTCGCGACCGCCACATGCTTCACGGGCTTGGCCTTGTCGGCCTTCAAAGCCTGTTCCCAGGCAGCGCGGCTGTCATCGGCCCAGTTGCCGGCGACAAGGCCCGCCGCGGTGTCGGGCGTCACGTCAAGAACCGTGCGGCACTTGTAGAAAACGCCGTCGACAGCGGTGTCGCTCAGGATCAATACGCGCTTTACTTTCTCGGCCGGCGCGCTCGCAGCCGGGGTCTTGTCATCACTCATCATGGCATCCTCTTCGATTGGTCAACGCAGAAAGGGCGCCATGCGTCAGCACAGCGCCCCTTCTCGCGTCAGGCGGCCGAGTTCTGGAAGACCCGGACGGGGTTCGTGCCCGCGTCCAGCAGATTGCCGTCGCCACGCAGGAAGGCGACGAAGCCCACCTGGAGGCGATCGGCATAGCGCTCGACCAGGCGCAGCACCTGCACTTGGCGGACCAGCCGGATTTTGTACTTGTCCATCCGGCCGAAGGCGATCGAGCGGGCGTTCGCCGCCATCACCGCAACATCCTGGTTGATGACGTACGGGTAGCCCATGATCGTCGCTGGCGCACCGTCCGCGATCCCCGACATCGTCGGCAGGAACAGCGGCCGGTTCTGGGTGTCGACCAGCCCCTTGAGGATGCGCAGTGTGGTATCGTGGAACATCCACTGCGCGCCCGGGCGATAGGCCGGGTCGACCGAGTGCTCGGTGAGCAGCAGCTCGGCATGGCTGATCGAGGTCGCATTACCTGTCGCACCCGTCCGGCCGATGGTGGCCGCCGTCATGATCCCGCGTGGCTGGCCTGTGCCCGTCCCCGTGGTAAAGTGCGCATTCATCCCCCGGCCCAGCGCTTCGCCCATCGCGTTAACGATGAAGCTCTCGTCGAAGGCCGTGTCCTGCAAGAACTGGATGGAAACGGGCAGGATTGGCGGCGCATACATGAACGCGTTGAGCGTGGTCGAACCGAACGGCGTCGACGTGTCGAGGCCGATGAGGGCGCCTTCACCAACGATTGTCGCCACCACTGCCGTGTAGTTGAAGGTCGGCATGGGCAGCGCCGCGCCGCTGTCGGTGCGGATGATCTGCGACACGCCCGGCTGCAACATCGCCCCGAAGGAGCGCATCGCGACTTCCAGACTGTTGAAGAAGTCCTGCGGCACGGTGAAACCACCGACGTTACCGGTTCCGATGGCGAAGTCCCGCTGTTCAGCCGGCAGCGTCGCAAGTGCTTCCTCCGGCACTTCGCCCATGCGGGATTGGATCCACGCGCGGTCTTCGTCGCTCAGATTGCGCTGGAGGTGACGGGCACCTGTCAGCCACGACCGGAATGCGCGCGTCTCGTCCAGGCCCGCCCCGCCATTGTGGCCAAGGCCGGCGCGCTCGACTTCGGTGCGGCCGCCGCCGGCCCGCACTTCGCCGGCTTGCGCAGCCGTAATCGCGCTGGCGCGATCTGCCCGATCGATGCGCTCGTCATGGGCCGTAAGATCGGCGTCCAGCCGTTCCCACGTGCCGCGCTCCTCCGCCGAGAATCCACGGTTCTCCGTCTCGGCAGTGTTGTGCATGTCGCGCATCTGGTGGGCGATGCGATTGCGGGCATCCCGCAGTTCTTGAATCGTCATTTTCCTGTCCTTTCCATGGGCCGGCCAGCGTGTTCCCTGCTCCGCCGGCCGGCCCGGTCGGAGGGGTGTCTCTCAATCAATTCGAACGTCAGGCCCGGAGCAGCCGTAGCTGGCGCCTGCGCGCCTGCGCATCGATGGCCGCCGCCGCCCGAGCCTCCTCGGCTTCCACCCGATCCAGCGATCGCATGCCGATCGTCGCCTCGGGATAGGCCGGGTAGGTCACCGGGCTCACATCGTAGAGCCGCTTCACCTTGATCAGTGTCCGGACCTTCATCCCGGTTTCACCACGGCTCCATTCTTCGCCATCCACATCGATTGAAAAGCTGAAGCTCGATTGGCTGATGTCCCCGCGCTCGATCGATGTGGCCAGATCCCGCGCATACGAAACGTCGGGCAGGTCCACCTCATAGGCGAGGCCTCGCTCATCCACCGACAGCCGCAGCGTCCCCGCCAGCGAGCGCCCCAGAATGAGACTCGGGTCGTGGTTGATCAGCGCCCGCACATCGTTTGCCAGCACCTCGTCGAAGGCGCCCGGCGCGATGCGCTCAACGAAGCGCCCGCCAATCGGTGCCGAAGGGCTGTTGAACCGCGCCGCATACCCGCGAATCGTGGTCGTGACCGTCTCGCCCTCGGCAAACCGCACCTCGATCGGCCCCTCAAGAACTCGTCGCTCATTCTCCATCGTGTGGCTCCTGTGTTGGCGCGTTGACCTGTCCGGCTGGCGTCATGTTCATCGGGCTCAGGTAGATGTCACCGGCCTCGCCGATACCGTTTTCGTCTTCCTCGTCGCGGATATCGTTAACGCTCATCCACCCCCACTGGCGCGCCAGCGCATAGGACTCGAAGCGGCTCTTCAGGTCACCGCGCAACTGGCCCTTGGTGCGAAAGCGCGTGAACATCGTCCGCCGCTCCACTGCAGTCAGCAGCTTCGTGTTCGCTTCCTGCTCCCAGCGCTCGAGCCAGGGCAGCATCGTGTCCGTCTGAAACTCGATCTTGCCCTGCTCGACGTTGTTGTATTTCGCGCCATCCATCACGCCCAGCTTGTGCAGCGGAACGCCATAAATGCGCGCAGCGTCGGAAATCTGGAACGTCCGCGTCTCCACGAACTGCGCATCTTCCAGCGGCATCGTGAACGCCGAAAACTTCATGCCCTCTTCCAGGATGGCGACCTTCCCGGCGTTTGCCGCGCCTGAATAGGCATCCGCCCAACTGGTCCTAAGCCGGCCCATCGCGTCCAGGCTCAACTGCTGGGGATGCTCCAGCACGCCGGCAAGCCGCGTGCCGTTCCGGTAGAAACCCTCGCCAAACGCCTCGGCCGACAGCGACAACCCGATGGACCGCCGATGCAGTGCGATCGGGCTGATGCCCCGCACGCCATCCCAGCCCAGCGCCGGGATGTGCAGAATGTCCTCGTCGCGGAAGCGCATGCCGTTGACGTCGAAAACCTTCACGCCATTGCTCAAGCTTGGCGTCACCATCCATGCGGGAATCGGCCACAGCCCAATGCACTCACCCGTCCGCACATCGCGCTGAATTTCCGCGTAGAAATTTCCCCAAAGCAGCGCCTGCGCCTGCCCCTGCTGGCCAAAGACGAACGCCGTCTGATAGCCGTTCGGGCGGGTGCGGAGCACATCAAACAGCGGCCGTTCGGTAGCCTGACGCACCCGGCCAGTGCCCGGTTCGCGCTCCATCAGGTTCCAGGGCAGCGATGCCCGCGTGTCGGCAATCTTGGCAACGCAGGCGTAAATGGCGCTCGTGCCCATCGCCGTAATCGGCGTCACCAACTGCCCGTCGGCGTCGCTCCCGATCGCCCCCAGAATTCCGCCGCCGGTCACCGAATAGGCCGGGTTCTCCAGCCGCGCGGCACTCCGCGATTCGCCGCTCTCCTGCGGCGCTTCCACGGCCGGCCGCTCAATCTCGGGCGTTGAAAATGGACTGGGCCCGGCACCCGCAGGCCACCAGAAGTCCCGGCTGAACAGATTCATGCGTCCAGCCCCTTTTCCTGCGTCAAACCGTCATGATCCCGCGGTCCTCGTAGACCGATTCTGCCAGCGGCTTCGCCCGTGCCGACAGCCCGATAGCCATCACCAGCGTCACGATGCCGTCGATCTTGTCATTCGACCGGCGCTTGTCCGGCTTGCGGTTCCCCGCCTCGTCCTTCTGGACAACACAGTTCGACGCCTGCCAGCGCATCACAGGGTTGCCGCCGTGCTTCAATTTGCCTTCGAGCAACTCGGTCTCGAACGCATCCCAGGCCGGCGCCATATCCTTGAAGCCCTGTCCGTGCTCGACAAGCGGGATGTCCGTCACGCCCTCGTCTTCGAGCTTCTTCTTCAGGTCCTCGATCCGCCATCGGTCATAGCCAATCTCGCGAACATCGAACCGGCCGCAGACATCGACCAGCTTGCGGATGATGGCAGTGTCGTCGCGTGCCCGGCCGGGCGTCGTGATGATGTTGCCGTCCCGCTCCCAGACATCGTACGGCACACGGTCCTTCTCGACACGCTCCCGAATCCGCGCCTTGGGCACCCACTGCCAAGTCCACGACGCGTTCACATCCGGCCAAAACAGCGTCAACGCCGTCAGATCGCTGACCGATCCGAGGTCAAGCGCGCCGTAGCAGGGCAGCCCGACCAGGTCATCGAGCTCGACAAGCCCGGCGCAGGCATCCCAATCCGCCGAATCAATCGCCCGCTCAACCGCGTCAACCCTCTGATTAAGGTAGAGGTTGCGGAAGGCGCTCTCGAAACTCGGCAGCCGGGTGGCCCTGCGCGCGAGCGTCCGCAGATCGGTCGTGTCGCGGAACGTGCCCAGCGCCGGATTCGACGCCAGCCATGCCCCTTCGTCAAGCAGGTCGCACCCTTCCGGCGAGGCATAGACCTTGCCGACAAACGTCGGGTCATCGACGATGCCGGCCGCAACCTGCTCTCCGTAATCGACCAACTCCGACATCGGATGATTGGCCCTCGGAGATTGCGTCGAGATGACAATGCCCAGCGGCTCGGCGCGGCCCCCCTGGCTGGTCTGTAACGTGTCGAAAAGCTCGCGCTTCGCCGACTGCGCAAGCTCGTCATAAATCCACAGCGAAGGCGACATGCCGTGCTTGGTCTTGGCGTCCGAACTCAGCGCCTCGTAGGTCGAACCGCGACCCTTGCCACCCGGCGGCAAGCCGGTGACCTCGATGGTTTTTTTGAACGACTGGACGTTGATGATCGCAGCCAGCCACGGCACCGCTTCAATGATCGCTACCATCTCGTCAAACACGAGGCCGGCTTGGTCCTTGTCGTTCGCCGCGCTGGCGATCTCGCCGCGGTCTTCCGCCTCCGGCCCCACCAGATGCGCCATGACGATGCCGACGATCAGCCCCGTCTTGCCGTTCTTTCGGGCAATCGAAAGCAGCGCCTGCCGCACCGCCCGCCTGCCATCGTCGGTAACGGGATCGTAAATATCGCGCAGCCACTCTTTCTGAAAATCGAGCAGCCGATACTTCGTGCCCGAGAGGATGCCCTTGGTGATTGGCAGGGTCTCGATGAAGGCGATAACCCGTCCCGATCGGGACAACGTCTGGTTGAGCCACGGCGTTTCAGGCGGGCCAGCAGCCTCCGCGTCCGCCACGATCTTCGCTTGCGGCCGGGCTCCGGGGCCTCTGCGGCCCACCAGTCAGCCCTTTGCCCAAGGGTGGGCAGGGTCCAGCGGCGAGCCATCCGGGTTGCACCCCTTGCGAGGCTTAGTCGTTTTCACAGCGCCAGCTTCCACACCACGCGCGGTCTTCGCCGAGTGACAGGCCGTGCAGCTCGATCGCAGATTGCCCAGATCAAATGCCGCACCGCCCGCCCTGATCGGAACCACATGGTCGACCGAAGTCGCCACCTCCCGCCGACCGGCCGGGCAGTATTCGCAAAGCGGCTGAGCCCGCAGCTTCATCAATCGAAGCCGCCTCCACCGCGCCAACGAATAGGGCCAGCCCGCCATCAGCAAACCCCCAGATCAAAACTAACTCTATCCGACGGGATAGGGGCGGTGCCCGCGACGTTAATCGGAGAGTTTTGACCCCCCCCTCCCCCCTCGCGAAGACACAAAAAAAGCCCGAGAGGGTTACCTCCGGGCGCGGTTCTAGACCATGGGCTCTTTTGCCCCTTACGAACTCCCGTGTCAAGGCCTTGTTCACCACGCCGCCGAGCGTACCCTCGTCCGACCGAACCGCGCATCGAGCAGCAGGTTGATGGCATCAGCAGCCGCCTTCAGGTGCCCGTTGATCTTGTGCTGCTGATTTACGACGCGCACGCCCTGGCACCGCGCAAGCTTCATCACGGTCCAGCCTTGCACCACGACCACGCGCACGCTCAACTGGCAGTCGGAAGGCACGGCGCCCCACATCTGCCCGGCGAACAGCGCCGCATCAAGCCGGTGCTGGATCACCGCGAGGAACCCGTCGGGTCCCGCACCCGGGCTCATGTCCAACCCGCACCGTGGCGTGAGGCCGCGCTCCATCGCCTCGGTCGCCATCCTCAGCGCCAGCAGCGCGTTGACCCGATCGCCACCCAGCGTTGCCCTCAGCCTCGTGAGGTTATCGATCCGCCGGATGACTGTCGACGGCCGTCCATCCGCGTCGAGCACATGCTCGCGCTGGTAGCCCTCGGGTGCCTCCAGCCCGATAGCCGCTGCTGAGCCGGCCCCTGTCGCCAGCCGGACTAGCCGCTGCGCCTTCAGCCGGCCCTTGGTCTTGCGCCCCCGAATGCTCATGCGGACCGCCGGTCCGAGGCAATGCGCTCGACCATCATGGCGATCATCAATGCGCGGTTCAGTTTGCTCCGCCGCTCGATCAGGTCATCCTCGATCAGCTTCCGCAGCTCCGATGGCTTGGGGAAGAATTCGCACCGCCGGATGGCGAGCCGGGCCGCCCTCAGGATCAAGTCGGAGGGCACGTCCCACAGTGCGGCGGAGTAGGCAACCACACGGGCTTTGAGCTCGGCATCGGATGCGCGATTGTTCGGAAAAACGACCGCCATTTCCATCATGGCCCGATCGAAAGCGGACGGTTCATGCGGCTCCAAACCTTCGCGAAACTGAGCAATGATCGAGGGCAGGGCCGCTGCCACTTCGGCCCGGATTGCCATGCCGGAAGCCCATGATTGGCTATCCCGATCGAGCCATTCGCTCAGCCCGGACGGCAGCAACGGCGGCCGCCATTCGGCCAAGCTCGCCACCTGCGGACGCTGTTGTGCCAGGCTTCGGTTGCCGATGTCGTTGTGCGGTTGGCTCATGGCGATTGGCCTCCAGTGCGATTGCGTGACGGATCGGTTTGTCGAAGTATCGCAACGAGCTAACCGGCTCGGTGGCCTTGGGCAGGGCCTCTGCGATGGTTGCCCTCATCCGGCTCGGTGTTGCGCCGGCCTGCTGCCAGTCGCGAACGAGCTGTGCCGCAGTGGCGATGGCTTTCGGGCTGGCGACCGATACGCCGGCCTGTCGGCATAGCGAATGGGCAATCGAAACCACATCGCTCCCGTCGTCGTCGTCGTCGTCGTCTGGCGCGCGCGCGGTTTCAGAGACTGACGATGACGATGGAATCTTCTCTTTTAGACTCTCCCTGTCCCTGTCCCTGTCCCTGTCCCTGTCCCTGTCCCTGTCCCTGTCCCTGTCTCTTGGAGCCATTGTCCCGAGGGACAGGGGGGGGGTGTCCCTAGGGACAGGGGGGGGTTGTCCCTCGGGACAGGGGGGGGTTGTCCCTAGGGACAATGCGGGTTGTCCCTCGGGACACGCGGCCTCTGTCTTGGGGACAAGCGGCGCCAGTCCCTGAGTCGCAAACCAGCAATCGAACGTTGGCGCCACATACTCGCCGCCCGATCGCTGGGCTGTCTTCTTGCCCCGTGCGCACTCCGACCGGAAGCGCTGCTCGATCTTCGATCGCCAGGCCGCGCGCGCCTGCTCAGCGACGACGGGGTGGTAAAGCCGGCCGTCAGAGCAGCGCACGAACCCGCGCAGCGCGCCCCGGCGGTGACGCTTGAAGGTCTTCAGATCCCGACCCAGTCCGCACAGACGGGTGAGGACCGCATCATCGTCGGGCAACGAGGCGGCTGGTATCTGGTGCCACGAGGCCGACCAGAGGAGCACGCCATACCAACAGGCCTCCGGGTCTTCGGTCGCCGCGAAGTCGCTGTCGCGCAGCCGCGCCACGTGCAGCGGCATAAAGTGAAAGTCCTGAAGGTCGCTGTCCGGCGGCGTCAGTGGCCCGGGTAATGTGGTCAAGCGCGAGCCTCCTTGATTGCTAGTTCCATTGCCATCCTCCGCTCCCGCATGGCCTCGACCGTCCGCCGCTTGCGCGTCTCCGCCCCGCGCTGATGGGGTGTCTTCTCCGGCGGCTGTGGCCGGGAAAGCTCAAGAGCCTGCCGGTAGGACCGCATCCAGTGGAGGCCGGCAACGGTCGCACAAACCGCCCACCCGAGAAGCACAGCCGTCAGCAAGGTGCGCAGTCCGGGCCAGCTAACTGGTTGCCCCATGCGTCCCAGCCATGCCGTCGGCGGCGGGCGAACAGCTCCACATAGGGCCCGGCGTAAAGCGCCTCGGCCATGTCGTGCAGCTGTTCGGGCTTGCGGCTGTGCTCGCGCACCGGCGCCACAATCAGGTTGCGCACAGACCGCGACTGCACCTTCGGCTTGCCCGTCGTCCCCAAAAGGAAATACTCGCTCGCCGACCGGAAGCAGTAGCCCGTGCCGAACGCCCATGCGGCCCCCGTTGAGGACTGCTTGGCCCATGCGCCCATGCTCTTGTACGTAAAGCCCCAGGCCGCCATCAGCGCGATTGCCTCGCGGATCATCGGTGCCGTCGCCCACATAAGCAGCGCGCAGTCCGGGCCGGCAAGCTGGTTGACCGGCAGACCGGCCATGTCCGCCTGCGCCATGCAGTCATAGTGCGCCTGCGGGCTCTTCCGGTCCCCCTTGTCGCTGTGCAGCCGAAAGGCCCACGGCGGGTCCGCCAAGATGAGTCCGTAGCGCAAGGGCACAAGCTCGCCAAAGGGCCAGGTCATGCCCGCGCCCTCCGCGCGCCGAGAACTTCCGGCTGCGGACGTGTCCCTAGATAGGCGTCGACGAAAGCTTGCGCTTGCGGAGCGACGATGCCGTTTCCGTAGGCGCGCAGTCGTCCCACGCGGCCGGAAGCCCCATGAGCCAACGGGAATGTGCCGGGTTCAACTGGCCGCCACTTGGCATCCCGGCAGTGGAGCCAGTCTGCATCTCTCCACAGGCCGTTAACCGGGCCGGGCCGCAGATTGCTGCCATGCCGGGCAGCTTCAAGATCGGCTTGTTGTGATCGCCCCGCGAGTAAGAGTATTGACTTCCCGTCGCGTCGTTCGCCGTCACCGTCGGCCAACCGCAAAGGTTCGCCGCGCCCGCCATAAGCGGCTCCCCGATCCGGTCGCCTCCCCGCGAAGTCTGCCCGCCCGTCATCGTGTTCGGCGTCGGCCATCCCGCCAGACTGGACGCCATTCCCAGCGTCATCCCAAACCCGTTGTTGCCGTGCCGGGCTTTGCACTCCTCCCGGCGAGCCTGCCATTTCGTGTCGGTGTCGTTCTGCGGCCCCGCGTTCGGTGTCGGCCACCCAATATGATCGGTGCCGGATGTGCGGGGCGCCGTAGCCCGCAGCAGGGGAAATGACCGCCCCGAAGGCGTAGCCTGCTCTTTCCAGGTCCAGCGATACAAGGTCGAGCCAAGCCGCTCCGTCCTTGCTTGCAACCTGCTCGCCAAAGACGACTGGAGGGCGGCGCTGTTCGATGAGCCAATGGAACGCGGGCCACAGGTGCCGCTCGTCAGCAAACCCTGCTCCTTTGCCTGCCGCGCTGAAAGGCTGGCATGGGCATGAGCCGGTCCAGACCGGGCGATCGTCCGGCCATCCGGCGTTCCGAAGTGCATGGCTCCAGATGCCGATGCCGGCGAAGAAATGGCACTGAGTATATCCGGCAAGGTCATCTGGTATAACATCTTCGATGCTCCGCTCGTCCACGTCACCCGGCGCGATATGGCCGGCCGCAATCAGGTTCCGCAGCCATTGGGCTGCTACAGGGTCGATCTCGTTGTAATAGGCCCCTTTGCTCACGCCCGCGCCCTCCGCACTGCACGCCGGCCAGCAGCCGTCGCGGGAATATTTCCGGGAATATTTTGCGGCAGTTTCTTGGCTACCGCCGCCCGCGCCAGCGTCAGGTCCAGGATCGCCAGCGCATCGGCCTCATGGTCGGTCGCCACGTCCCAGCCCAGCGACTTGGCGCAAGCGATCATCGGCGATTTGTCCTTGATCAGCCGCGATCCGAACCACGCCTTGGCGCTGATGATCGGCACCTCGCGAAACAGCAGGCCGTGCACATGGCAATGCGCCTGAACGACCATCCGGAGCCCGATCGCGATCTGCGTCGCCACCAGGTTGCGCGAGAATTTGGCAGGCATCGGCTGCTCGATGACAATCAGGCCCGGATCACGCGCCTCTTGGAACGTCGCCAGCCAGTCCGACAGGTTGGCCGATCGCTCACCATGCGTGGATCCCGGCTTTCCGGTGAAGATCGTGCCGAACTGGACGGGGGGGCGCGGCTCGGGTGGCACAAGCGCATTGCCCGAAAACGGCCGGGATCGCGGCCATGCCAGTGCAGCCGCCGCATCCGCAAACGCCCATCCGCTCCGCGTCGCGATGTCAAGCGCCAGCACGCCACCCCGAAGGGCAGCGGCTGGTATTGCATCGCATGGACCCCCCGGCCGCATGCGATCAGTTCACCGTCTCGGGTGTCTTTGAGTGGAAGACGTTCGGGTGATCAGGGTCAGCTTCAAACCCAGAATTCATGATCGCATCGCGCACTTTGCCCCTAAGGCGGTCTTCGGACGTTCCCGCCCTAACCTGCTCGCGCTTCAGGGGCGCGGAACGCTCGTCGAGCGGCAGGTCCATTTGCTGGACAAGATTGGCCTCATAGGTCGCCAGCAGCTCGTCGGCCGCAAGGCGGTCCCCGTCGGACATCTTCCGCCGCTTGACGACAGCCTTCATGACGACGTTGTCATAGCCGTCGCTCTTGGCCTCTTGGTAAACCTCGGCCAAATCCTCGCCGATCGCCTTTTTATCTTCCTCAAGCGCCTCGATGCGCTCGATGTAGTTCCGCAATGCCGACATCATGCTTCTCCTCTTGGGTTGAACAGTTTCTTGCGCCGCACCGCAGCGCCGATGAGGCCAAACCCGGCAATCATCGTCACCCATGTGCCCGGCTCGGGAATGGCGGGCGGCGCAACCGGCTTGCCCGGTATCGGCCTGAAAAAGGGTGCGGGCGGCACAAGGGGTGCAGTGCCGCCCGCGATCAGACCAGGGAAGGAGGTACCCGGCTGACCATTCGTCGATTGGATGTTGCCGAGCGGAACCAGCTCGACCGAAAAGGGGCTGCCCAACGTCGTCGGGCAATCGAGAATGCGGGAGTCGGATGGCTTGGAAGGCTCGATACGTTCCCGCGCCGGGCTGGGTTTGGAGGCCCGCGCCTTAGCCTTGGCGGCCTTGCGTTCCTGTGACACGCCGGACTTGACGCCGACCTGATGCACGACCGGCACCGTGCAGACGAGCCCCAAAGCAGCGGCGGCCTTGATGATCTGGGCTAATGTCAGCGCGCTCATGCCGCCATCCCCAGCGTTTCGGCGCGCGCCAGCAGCGCGTTGATGGTTCGCTGTGCCGCCTTCAGCTCGGGCAGCATGTCCGCCAGCTCGCCGTGGGAAACCGACCGGCCGGCTGCGCTGTCCTCGTCGGTGGCAATCGCCAGCTTGTGCACGGCCCCCGTCACCGATCGCAGCGTCACGCGATCATCGCACGCCTCCCGCGGCACATTCCGGCCGCCGAACTTTGCCGACCATGGGTCAAGACACTCCGGCCCGAAAACGGCTCCGATGCGCGCAATGCTCTCCTGGTTGAGGTCGGTGCGCTCGTTTCGCACATTGGCAATCGTGCCGGTGGAGACCCCGATCGCATCGGCCAGCGCCTCGTCGGTCAGGCTGTGCTGCGCCTGTACCGAGCGCACGATCTGCGCGAGCGCCGCCCGCAAGTCATTGCGCGTCGGCAGCGCCATCGGAAGCAAGACATTGCTGCGCTGCATCAGCTAATCCTTGGCGCATGATTGGGGGCAATCATCGCGACCGAAAAGGTCCGGCGGCACGGTGTTGCGCGCACCGCCGGGAGTTGGTCGCAGGCGAAGGGTTCGCCGAACATCAGGCAGCCTCGGAACGGGGCACATCGGCCAGTGAAAGGTCAACTCCGGTGCAGACCATCCGGGCCCGTTCGACCACGGAGTTGAGCGATCCCGCATCTACCGCGCCCCCGGTCTCGCGCTCGATTTCCAGCGCCTGTTCGGGCGTAGGGACGGCCGCACCGTTAACGATCCTGCTGAAGTTGCCCTTGTCGCAGCCAATCGCCCGAGCGACCTCTGCTTGCGTGCGGCCGGTGGCCTCGAAATATTCGGATAGGGTCATGATGGGAGGTTGTATGACATGCAACTAGCGCAGGTCAAGCCGAGTTGTAAGGCCAGCTATCGAATGTTGCGCCCGGTGCAGCGATACTGCACCATGAACAACGCAGGACCACGCAATCTAAGCCGCACGTTCATTCGTGCGTGGCGTGAGCACGCCGGCCTGTCGCTTGAGGAACTGGCCGGCGCAATCGGCATGAACAAGGGCAACCTGTCGAAGGTCGAGCGGTCTTTGCTGCCCTATCATCAAGAGATGTTGGAGAAGATTGCCGACAGGCTGGAATGCAGTGCCAGCGACCTGCTGATGAATGACCCGAACAAGCCCGGCGAATTCCTTCAAGCCTGGGACCGCGCGAACGAAGCGCAGCGCGCACAGATACGCGCCGTCGCTGAGGCGATTGTGTCTTACGATTACAAAAAAGCCGACTAAGGTTCCCGCATGGAGCTGATTATCATCTGCCTGCTGTTCGGCATTGCCACCAGCCTCGTCACGCAGACCAAGGGGCGAAGCGGGTGCGGCGGGTTTCTTCTGGGCTGTGTTCTCGGGCCGATCGGTCTCATCATCGCATTGGTGATGCCGCGCGAGGCACCAGCCAAACCGACAGACGAACGACCTTGCCCCTATTGTGCCGAGATGGTGAAAAAGTCGGCGATCAAGTGCCGGCACTGCGGCTCAGAGATTAACGCCTGGGAATAGGCTGACAGGCCAACCCGCCGTATCGCAGAACGGCCGCGTCGATCTGCACCATCTCGCATCCTATGTTGATCTTCACGCGGCCTGCCCGCCTGATGTAGCAGTGCGCCAACGTCCGGCCGTAGCGATCAAACCCGGCGCGATGGCATCGAACGCGGCTGCTGGCCACGATCTGGCGCAAGTCGCGCCGGGAAGCCTCGCCATCGCCCGGCGTGCAAACCCGGCCCGGCCTGCAATGACCCCCCAACTCCGGCGCGTCGATGCCCATCAACCGCACCCGCTCCTGGCCGCAGCGGATCGTATCTCCATCAACAACAATGATCGGTGTGCAATCGAACATTGGAAACCCCTACTACAAAACCCAGCATAGCAGAAAAGTTGCGCTTGATACAACAAGGCCCTTGACCATCGTTGTTGCGCTCCATACAACTACCCCACCAGCCCGACCAGCCACCCGGCTCGCGAGACGGCTCAGAGTGGGAGATATCCATGTCAGACTCCGAACCTGTCGCCATCGGCAAGGCGCACGTTGCTGGTTGCGGCAACGTCTTTGCCAGTGCCGCCTTGAAGGTCATCCGGTCGGCCGATGGCCGCGTCATCATCGCCGTCGATAGCGGGCTGGACGCAATTGCCATCGAGCTGTCGCCCGAAGGGGCCGATTCGCTTCGCCACCAGCTCGGCCATGGCGCCGCCGTCATCAAGCTCGCGGCATGAGCAACATCCACATTCCGCCGCCCCGGCCCCACTGGGCTGAACAGGAAGTTCGCACGCGCCCGTCCGGCCTCGAACAGGCGATGGCTGATCATCACGTCGGCTCGCTGTCCTTCGTCCGGAACGCGCTTGGAGCACCTCCGACGCTAACCGACGCGCTCATCGCGCTTTGCGACGCCTGGCCAGACGAAGCCGAGGCAGAGAGCCTTCGCAAGGTGATCGTGGTGCACGACTACATGACGGCCCGCGACCAGATCGCCCAGGAGATTGCGCGATGATCGAGACAATCGACACTGCCGCCAACCGGGCTGCCCTGCCCGGCATCATGGCAGACCACCGCGCGGCCGACCGCATCGCGAAGGGGAATTATTGGCGCGACGGGAAAGGCTGTGCCGTTGGGTGCGCCATGCACTCGCTCGCACCAGAACAAAGCCACGCGGATCACGCGTATCTCGGTCGTCTGTTGGATGCCCCGGAGAGCCTTATGAGGCTCGTCGACTTTACATTCGAGGGCCTGCCTCACGAATTGTCTATGGATTGGCCTACTCGGTTTTCCGCCGCGTTGCTCGACAGCGGCAAGGATAGCGCGGCGCTTCAACTGGCCGCATACCGGCACACGCATAGGGTCTTAGATTGGGTCTTGGCGCAGGAATATGCGGCCCCGGTTCGGGCTGCCTGCTTGCCAGCGCTTGTCGTTGCGCTCCGCCTTGCGGATGGCGAGGCTGTATCCCGGACCGCCTCAGAGGCGGCAGCAGAGGCCGCGCGGGCCGCAGGTAATTGCGTAGGTGCCGACGCCGGGTCCGCAGCAGAGGCCGCGCGGTCCTCCGTCGGGTGCGCCGCATATGCCGCGCGGGCCGCCGGATGGGCCGACGAGGCCGACACATGGGCCATGTTCGCCGACTGGCTCATCGAGGAAATTGCGCGATGATCCGCCGCACCCGCTCCGGCATTCGCCACGACGATGGACCAATCCCCGCCGATGTAGCTGGCCAGATCGCCCGCAGTCGCAAGGACGCGCTGTCGAGCCTGATTGCAGCCGCCGCCATCATCGGCATCATCATCGCCTTCGGAAGGCACCTGCTGTGACCACACCCAACGAAACCGAAATGACATTGAGCACGGTCAAACGCGGCCGGACGATTGGCCAAAGGGCTTGGGACGATAGCGATGGCACGTTCCAGGATGCAACCGACATTGCCGAGCGGCTATTCACGGGCGATCCGGATGCCATGCGCGAATTGTTGCCCGCGATAGTGCGGGAGCATTGTCGGGGGATGGTGGCGCAATATGTGGCCAGCATTCGCAAGGCGGCATTTTATCCGGGGATTGCGGTTGCGGCGCAGGGCGGTCGATTGCGGGCGGCGCAGGCATCGGTGGCGCTGATGGACTTTCCGCTGCCCAACACCGGCAAGCTGTTGCGTGATGCGACGGGTGACGAGTGCGCGGTGGCTGCGGCGGGTTATCTTGTCACGGCTGCGGATGCGGGGGCTAAGGCGCGGTGGCTTGAGGCGATTGCCGAGCGCGCCGGGGAGTCTGCGGTGGGCGACGTGCTGACTGAGGCTCAGCTCCAGCAGATCAGGAAGACGATCAATGCTCAATGAGAACTCATGGATTGATGGCGCTATGGACGCGCTGTCATGCGGGGCCATTTCGTCAACGCCTGAAAAGGCCAGGTCATCTGCGCCCCGCAACCCTATTTCCCGGAAGGCCAGCACCACGTCGCCTGAAAAGGCCACTGGGCGAACGCCTTCCAGGGAACCAGATCGGAGGGCCAAAGCGGTAGCGCCTGAAAAGGCCACGTTCTCCCCGCCCTCCGAAACCCATTCGGTGCAAGCCGAAGCCGATGGCCAATTGGCTTCCGTCAGCAATGACCAGCGAGACAGCGCCATCGGCACCATCATCGAGCTGCACCGGCTGCGCTGGGACATGATCCGCGCACGCCAGCGGCTTGAACTGCAAGCACAAGCATCGCTCCGGCGCATCAACGACGGGGACAAAGCGCTGGCCGGAAAAGCATGGGCCGCCGTGAAGAAAGCGCCGGAAAGCGCGGCACCGTGGGAGGCCGCATACGTGCAGGCCATGACCCCATTGCTCGCCGTGCAGGCCGATGCCGAACGCAAGCTTGCCAAGTTGGTCAAGGCGCTGCCTATCTACCCGTGGGCAAAGGCGGTTAGCGGGCTGGGTGACGTATCGCTGTCTGCCATCATCGGCGAGGCGGGTCTTGCGCCCGGCGATTATCGCAGCGTGGCGGGGCTGTGGAAGCGCATGGGGCTGGCTGTTATCGACGGCGGCCGACAGCGCAAGATTGCGGGCGATGCTGCCCTGTTGCACGGCTACAGTCCGGGGCGGCGCTCGGTCATGTGGAATATCGGGGCTTGTTTGATCAAGGCTCAGGTTCGCGCGGTGAAGGCTGAGGATGGCACGCGGGAGGCGTCCATTGCGATTGGCGTTTATGGCCAGCTTTACCTTGATCGAAAGGCGATTGAGAAGGAGCGCACCGCAACCGCGGCGCACGCGCACAACCGGGCGCAACGCTACATCGAAAAACGCTTGCTGAAGAATCTTTGGCGAGCGTGGAGGGCCACATCTAGCGCGCCTGAAAAGGCCATTAAATGCGCGCCCTCCGAACCTATTTCCCGGAAGGCCAGTGAGGGTCCGCCTGAAAAGGCCAACGTGGCAACGCCTTCCGGGGAACCCATTTCGCAGGCCAAGGGCGCCGCGCCTGAAAAGGCCAAATCAGCGCCGCCTGCGAAAACCGACGCACCCTCACAATCGAAAGGCACACCATGACAGACGGCAAGCTGACATCGGTTGAGCTCGTCGAATGACCGAGCCTGTCACCCCAAGCCCAGGCAAGACCCCGCGCTGTTGCGTTATCGTCGTCGAGCTCGACCACGAGACCGCCGAGCCCGCGCCCCGCATCCTGTGGATGAACGGCGATGAGGGCGAGGCACGCAAGGCCGCCGACGCCTGGTGCCTGGAGCACGTCGGAGAGCCTGCTCATATCATGGTGATCGACGACACACGTCGCGCCGAAGTTGTCGTCAAAGGTAGAAAAGCATGAACCAAGATACCCGCCGGGTTGTGGAGCCCGAATTCTTCACCGCCGATCAGATCCCGCAAGCTCAGGGCGAGCTGGTGCCAGCCGACCCCAAGCTGGTCCTTTTCGACCAGGAGCAGGCCGACATCTTCTACACCCGGATCAAGGCCGAGCTCGACGGCTTCGAGGGTGACACATCAAGCGACTCCGGCCGCCGCGAGATCGCCCGCCAAGCCTTTCGCGTCACGAAGGCGAAGACCGCAATTGATGCGGCACGCAAGGGGCTGACCGAGGAATGGCGCACCAAGACGGCGCTGGTAAACGCGGCGGGCAAAGCCATCGTCGAGCGGCTGGAAGGCCTCGCCGTAGAGGTCCGCGCGCCGCTCACCGCATGGGAGGAGGCCGAGAAGGCGCGTCAGGCGCGTGCGGATGCCCAGCTACAGCAGCTCCGCCATGCGGCCATCGTGGGCTTAGACGACACCTCGGCCGACATCGCCGAGCGCCTCGCCATGGTACACGATTGCGACATGGCACCCGATCTGTTCGCGGAGGGCCTTGCCTATGCGGTCGCCACGCGCGATCAGGCCGTCGCAGCGCTCGAGGCTGCGCATGACCGGCTGCTGAAGCAGGAGGCCGACCGCGCCGAGCTCGAGGAGATGCGCGCTGCGGCCGCCGCCCGCGAGGAAGCCCAGCGCCAGGCTGAAGAGGCCCGCCGGTCCGAGGAAGCCCGCGCGGCCACAGCTCGAGCCGAAGCCGAACGGGAACAGCGGCTGAAAGAGGAATCCGCGGCCCGCGCCCGGTCTGAAGCCGAGTCAGCCGCAAAGGCGGAGCAGGACCGCATTGCCTGTGTGCATGCCGAGCAGCTCGCAGCCGAACGCAATCGCGCCGACGAGGCCGAGCGCGCCGCACAGGCCGAGCGCGACCGGACTGCGGCCGAGGAGGCCCGCCGCCAGCAGGAGGCGGCCAAAGCCGAAGCCGAGCGCGCCGCCCGTGAGGCCAACCAGCAGCACCGCGCCGCCGTCATGACCAGCGCCAAGCACGCCATCATGACCTTCGAAGTCGGCGAGGACGCGGCCCGCGCCATCGTGCTTGCGATCAAGGCGGGCGAAGTCCCGCACGTCACCATCAGCTTCTGAAAGGCCGGCCGATGACCGTCATTACCCAGCCGGGAATTCCATGCGCGCCGATTGTACTTCCCGGCGTCTACGATATGCCCGAGGCCGACTATCACGCCGATCCCTGCCCGGTCCCGTCCCTGTCAGCCTCGATCGCCAAGCTGCTGATCGATCGCAGCCCGCGCCACGCCTGGCACCGACACCCGAGGCTTAACCCCGCCCATGAGAGCGAGGACTCGACCACGTTCGACATGGGGCGGCTCGCCCACAAGCTGGTGCTCGGCGCTGGCGGTGATATCGCTGTCATCGACGCAGACGATTGGCGAACGGCGGCCGCCAAGGCGCTGCGCGATGCGGCGCGCGCGGCCGGCAAGACGCCAGTGCTCGCCCGCCAGATGGAACAGGCCCGCGTGATGGAGAAAGCCATCTTCCGCCAGCTCGCCAAGCACGAGGAGGCGCGCCTCGCCTTTACCAACGGCAAGCCGGAGCAGACCATCATCTGGCGCGAAGAGATTGACGGCGTCGAGGTCTGGTGCCGCGCCCGGCTCGACTGGCTGCCAAACCCGGGTGGAAACGTCTTTGACGACTTCAAAAGCACGGGCGTTCCCGCCTCGGCCGGCCAGTGGGGCCAGCGCACCTTCTGGGAAACCGGCTGCGATGTGCAGGCCGCATTCTATTTGCGCGGCATCAAGGCGCTGTCCCGGTTGCCCGCGAATTCCATGCGCGGCCCGCCGCTGCCCGCAGACCCGCAATTCCGGTTCGTCGTCGCTGAGAATGAGGAGCCGTTTGCGGTCGCCGTCCACACGCTTGCACCCGCCTCGCTCGCCATGGCCGACCGCAAGGTGGACTATGCCATGCGGATATGGGCGCGGTCGCTGAAGTCGGACTGGTGGCCGGGCTATCCGCCGTTCACCAGCTACCTCGACGCGCCGCCGTGGCAGGAACGCCGCTGGATCGACCGCGAGGAATCCGGCGAGACCAACCCGGAAAACTGGAAGCAATTCTACCCGATGCACGACCGCGAGCCGGGCACGGCAATCACCGAACCCGGCCAACCGTTCGATGTGGTCGATGTGGTCGAGGTGGCGACATGAGCTACACCTTCCGCCCCGCCGTCCGCACCAAAACGAGCGTGCTGATTGCGCTCGCCGGCACGACCGGCACGGGCAAGACCTTTACCGCCCTGAAGCTGGCAACGGGCCTCGCCGGGCCGAATGGCCGTATCGCCTTCATCGACACGGAGGCCGGCCGGGCGCTGCACTATGCCGACCAGTTCCGGTTCGACCATCTGGATATCAAGCCGCCATTCCGGCCGCAGGCATACCGCGACGCCATCGTGGCAGCCGAGGAAGCGGGCTATGACGTGATCGTCATCGACTCCATGAGCCACGAATATGAGGGCGAGGGCGGCATCCTCGATTGGGCGGACGACCTGCTGGGCAAGGGCGAGAAGAGCCCCGGAAACTGGAAAGAGCCGAAGTCCGCGCACAAGCAGATGATGAACAGGCTGGTCCAGTGCCGGGCGCATCTCATCTTTTGCCTGCGGGCTGAGGAAAAGATGCTGGTCGAGCAAGTGCCGCAGACGAACAGCGACGGCAGCCCCAAGATGTGGAACGGCAAGCCGTCGACCAAAACCGTGGTGACGGCCGCAAAGGACCGCCCGCTCGAAGAGCGCTGGCAGCCGATCTGCGAAAAGCGGTTTATGTACGAGATGACGTCGAGCTTTCTGTTGTTGCCCGACAAGCCCGGCGTTGGCTTGGCGATAAAGCTTCAGGAGCAGCACCGTCCATTTTTTCCGGAGGGGCAGCGCATCGGCGACGCGAGTGGGCGCGGGCTGGGCGATTGGGCCAAGGGCGGCAAGGCGAGCGGCACAGCGGCCGCACCGTCGGACGATTCGGCCCAGAAGTGGCTTGACGAGTATTGCGCCAAGCTATCAGCCGCGCCCGATCGCATGGCCCTGGCAGAGGACCAGCGGCAGGCTGCAAGGGCACTGTCGAAGTTGGCAGCGACCCGGCCCGACTTGCACGAGCAGGCGATCGCCGCAGGCACCGCCCGACTGGCCGAGCTATCCGAGCCGGATGACGACTGGCCAGACGACGGGGAGCCGGCATGACTGGCATCACGCGCGAGGAGAAGCGCGCCGAGATCGGGCGTGAGATCGCTTTGCGCCAGCGCGTTTATCCGCGCTGGATCGCCGACAGGAAGATCACCCAGCAAGACGCCGACCGACAGATGGCTATCCTCGTTGCCATCCAGGCGGACTATGGCGAGCCGCAGCGCACTGGCCACATCCTTGTCACGGATGCCAGCGCGGAGTCGCCGGCCCGGCCCTACTGCATTCAGGGCGGCAACGCCTATCACTGGCTTACCTTCGACGAGCTCGAGCTGCTGCATCGCGAGCTTGTCTCAGCGCTCAACAAACGCCGCCCACCGATCGGCCAAGAGCGCGGCGATCAGATGATGAGCGTGACGCGACCGTGAGCCTCACCCGCCTTCACTGCCTTGAAAACGAGGTCTGGCTGATCCGCAATCGCGGGTTCAGCATTTTCGAGAGCCCAAGCATGAAGGGGCCTGAGGGGCATTTTTTCCTGAAGGGCAAGCACGTTACGCCGCAGGACGTTCGCGCGTTTGCCCGCCAACTGGAAGAGCGCGCGAAGCTCAAGTTCAACAGCGTGCCACCTATCATCCCGGCAGCCGAAGCATTTCGCACCGTGCCGATCACCATCGCACCCAAGCCCAAGGAGCAACCGATGCCCGACCTGTTAAGAGGCATGAACGAAGCCGACGTCCGTGCCGACATGAAGCTGCTGGGCCAAGAGCATGGCGGCCACCCGCGCGCAGCGATCGCGGCCGGCGTGGGGAAGAGCGGCTGGTCGAACTGCTTCTACGGCGTCAAGCGCATCAGCCACGCCATGATGGAGGCGCTCTACGGGCCGGAGGGCACCGCCCTTCGCGCGCAAATTCGAAAGGCCGTCGAACCTGTTGTGGATACGGGTTGCGACAACGATCAGCAGTTTGCGGGGGTCACTGTCGATCAGTTGCGCACTATTCTGTCGTCCTCTCCCATGGTGCCCGCCATGCTCGTGCAGCCTGATGTCCCAGCCCAGGGTGGCGACGCTCACGAGGTCATCGATGAGCCGGCCACCGTGCCCGACTGGATGGCGCCGGCCATCGATGCGCTGAGGCAGAAGCGTACCGACATCGGCCAGCAGGTCTGGGAGCTGGAGCAGAAGCTCGACAAGATCAATGCCGCCGAGCGCTCCCTGCTGGAGCTGGCGGCATGACGCATAGATGCCCAGCAGGGGCTTGCTCGGCCGAGGTGCCCAAATTCGGAAAGGCCTAATGATGACAAACAAAACCCTTGTACAAAACAACCTGATAATCGCTGGAAACGACGCCGCTTTCCTTAAGATAGCCGTCAGCGGTATCGTTGAAAATTGCACCTTTGTCCGATTTAAGTCCCTGCCTTGGTGGCTTCGGCTGGCGCTTCGCGTCGTGCGCCTAGTAGATCGCGGCGGTGACCAGGGATGCCAGTCTGGACGTGAGAAGGCGCGTGACAGCCTGGCTCGTAAGCTTGGAAAGGCCTGCTGATGTCCAATTCTGCCCGGCCGCGCTATGCCACGAAGGCCGCGATTGCGCGCGCTGTTCAGGCGTGGCGCGCGCTCGGCAAGGAGCCTGATGCGATCGAGCTTGCGCCGGATGGCACCATCCGGCTTACTCGCGCTCCGCAGCGGGAGACAGATGAATGGCAGAGCCTGGCAAAGTCCGCCCGCGCGTGAAAGGGCTCTGCACTGTCCGCGCGAAAGGCCGGACCTACTGCTACGCTTGGCGCGGAGGGCCGCTGATATGGAAGGGCATCGGCAACCCCGTCATCGGGGCAGCCGAGATCGAGGCGATCGCCAAGGCGCTGGCGAATCGGGGAGGCGATGCCGGCACATTCGGACGCCTTAAGGCGGACTGGAGAGCTTCCCCGGAGTGGGCCAACTTCGCCAAGGCGACCCGAAACGAATGGGGCAAGGTGATCGATACCGTGCCCGACACATGGGATCGCCTGCCGCTCCGCTTTTTCAACGACCCACGCGCCAGAGGCTTCATTGCCGACTGGCGCGCCGAGTTCGCCGGCACCCCGCGCTCGGCCGACTACCGGGTCCAGGTTCTGCGCGCCCTCTTCGCATGGGCCAGGGGCCGGGGCGAGCTGGCGGCAAACCCAGCCGACAGCGTGCCGAAGCTCTACAGCGGCGCGAATAGGGCGCACATCATCTGGGAACCGGCTGAGCGCGCCACATGGCAGCAAGCTCCGCAAGGCATCCGCGACGCTTTCAACCTCGCCTGCCTGTCCGGCCTGCGCCGCCGGGATCTGTGCGAGGTTCCGCTATCAGCCATCGGCAGGCATGCGATCGTCTGGCACACCTCGAAGAGCGGGCGCCGCACGGTTGTATCGGTTCCGCTGTATCCTGCCCTCGGCACCCTGCTTGACGATCTGCGCTCGCGATACCGAAAACCGGGCGTCGAAACGATTCTGGTGAGCGCCAAAGGAGAGGCTCGCTCGCCGGCCGGGTTGACCGCGCACTTTGACCGGACCCGCGCCGACCTCAGCCTCCCGTCGAAGCATCTCCACGACTGCCGGGGCACCTTCGCCACCGAACTCATGCTCGTTGGGATGACCGACAAGGAGATCGCCGACATCATGGGATGGAGCCCGGCGAACGTCGCAACCATCCGCCGTCTCTACGTCGATCAGGCGCGAGTCATGGTGTCCATGGGCGAGCGAATGCAAAACCGGGCGCAAAACCAATAGGCATGAAATCAGCTAAGTCATGGAGCGGGTAGCGGGAATCGAACCCGCATATTCAGCTTGGAAGGCTGTGCACGAGTTCATGATTCCAACAACTTGGCAGCACAACGCGCACTTTTCCGCCGCTTTTGCATCAATGGGTTACGAGGCCGATGCAAAACGAAAAAACGCCCCCAGCACGGAGCCGGGGGCGCAGGTTGTCCCTGGGGAGGGAATCGGTCAGCGGGGATCATTTCAGAATATGCGCCGCCACCAAGGCTTGCTGTTGCGCTCGGCCTTGGCCAGCGCCTGAGCGTGCAGTTGCTCGCACCTCCCCATGATGTGCTTGATCGCCGGTGGCTTGGCGTTCGCCTCCTCCAGTTGCCCGGTCTGCGAGTTCCCGAACGCCACCCATGCCCCGGCCGAGCTGTCAGCCGGCAGGCCTGCGCCCGGTGTCTTTGTCCACAACTGGTCCGGCACGTAGCTCAGGCACTGCGGCGCATCCGGGATCATCACGATAGACCGGGTGCATGCACAAAGCAGCGAGACCAGCCCGATGCACAGGATCAGGAATGGCAGCGCCCGCGCCATGCGCGGATGCGATTGCCTGATTGCCCGCCACCACACGGTCGCGGATTTCGATACGTGTCTCATTGAACCGCTCCACTTCTTTCAGGGTCTCCCGCGCAATCGTCGGCGCTGCGGCCGCGATAGTCGCATTAGCCATCGTCTCGGCTGCCTGGTCGGCGATCTGTCCGGGCCGTATAAAGGCCCACCAGAGCGCGACGGCCACGCCGACGGCCGCCGCTGCCACCAGAAGCCAGAAACGCGCTGAGCGCCCGGCGAGGCGCGTGCGCCAGTCCATCATGTCACTATCCCCCGCGTGCATCGTGTCATCGATTTTCCTCCCCCTCCGGCCCATGGCCTTGCACTTCCAGGCTGAGCCCTGCGGCGCTGCCCTTCAGGTTGCGGATGGCATTGCGTAGCCCGAGCCCGAGCATCACCAGCAGCGGGCCGGAAAGCACCATGTAAAGCGCGATTCCCAGAATGCCCAAGCGCTGCTCTTCCGTGCCCGTCGGCCAGTCGTAGCGGACCAGCACGACCAGCCAGATCGACAGGGCGGTCAGGGCAACGCCACCACCCAGCCAGGCCATTGTGTAGAGCCACGGCCGCCAGCTCGCGGCGGGAACGCTCATCCCTCCCCCGTCGTGGTCACGCCGCGGGTCGTGGCCCATGGGGCGCTGTCGGCCATGGGCGCGCCAAGGGGCCAGCGCAGCGCGATCAGCCGCAAATCAGGGCGGGTGCGGGATGGATGCCGGGCGAAACGGCGGATGTTCACCGCGTCCCCCTGATTGCCGCCGAGGATCCCCAGCGAGCCGTCGCTGTGCACTTCGGCCACAAAGCCCACATGCCCGCCGCCCTTGCGCTCGAACACCGCAATCGCGCCCAACGGCGGGCGCGTGGCGGCAAGGCTGATCGGCCCGCCAAAGCTGGCCCATGCCTTCGCGCGGACGGCAATTCGCGGCGGATCGAACCCGGCGTGCAGAACGCAGGCTGCGGCGAACGTCCCGCACCATGGGGTCTCGTCGTCCCGTACATCGATGCCAAGCCAACGGCCGGCGCGCTTTGCCCATGCGATAATCTTGGGTTCGTGGCGCGGGCCCTTGATTTCGCGCACGCCAATCTGCTGGCGGGCGTAGGCCAGCCAGTCCGGGTCTTTCACCATGTCAGGTCCTTTCGTGGGTTATCGATCCGATGGCGCGTTCAGCGGCGGGCGCGCGACTTGATGCCGATCTTGGGATGCGACGCTTGGCGCAATTTCGAGAGTGCGATTGAGCGTGCGTCCGAAGCACTCACACACGCCGGGCACTTGGCTTCCGACCATATTGTCGGAACCAACAAAATGGTCTTGCTGGTAGCGGCTCACAACGTCATGGTGAGGGCGGGCTGTAGCCAAGCATTATTGGTCAGTTTGACTTTTTGCGCAAGTTGCTACTGAAGGTGGCCGGGCGTCCAGCCGGGCGGAATGCGGCCTTTCATTTCCACACGTTTTCCAGCCACTTCGCGACCGCGCAACCAGCGGCGAGCGCCAGCGCGCCGATAAGGCCCACTGCAAAGAGAAACGACAGGCCAACGGCCAGCGCGATGGTGGTGCTCGTCATTTTACCCCCTGCGTCAGTCGGGCCACTTCGGCCTTGAGCTTGGCGATTGTGCGCCCCTGCGCCTCGATCGTGCGCAGCCGTGCCGCCGATTCAAGGTCTCGCTTCCTGATCTGTTCCTCCAGAATCGACAGCCGCCTTTCGCAATCCCTCTCCCGCTGCTCGACATGCTCCCTGAGCTTGGCGATTTCCGCCCACAGGTCATCCCTGAGGCCCCTGCTGATTTGCATATCGGTCTTTTCAGCGTCGACCTTTGTGCGCTTGCGCCCGGCAAGCCACCCGATGATCGCGACAAAAGGGACGCCGAGCGCCGCCAATATCGGGGTGATATGGTCAAGCCACTCTTTCATCGCAAACCGCCTGTTCCTTGTCGTGGCCGGCGCGAACGCAGGCGGTTGAAATCATGTGGTTGGCGGGATCCCGGCTGCGATACGCGCAGCTTCCGCGTCGGTTTCGATGACGCCGGTCGCGCGCATCAGCGCAGTGCCGTTGATGTGCAGAGGATCGGTCGCGGAAATCAGGCGCGGCAGCGCCAGCGTGGCGTCAACGAGGCGCTGCACCAGGGCGTCCGGGTCCACCAGTTGCCCGGCCTGAGCATGGCCGTCGGGAAAGACCGTGTTCAGCATCCGGCGGGCGCGGGCGTGCTGGGGGGCAGTGTAAAGGCCAAGGATTTGCAGGCCGGTCAGCATGCGAGGAGCAGCGCGCCATTCGCCATCGACGAATCTGAGCCCGCCGTTGACCATCGCGCCAGATGGCTCCGGCACCGCCAGAACCTCCCATGCCTCAGGGTCGATGCCATCGGCCGATGAAACCAACTGCACTTCCGCTGTCGCAAGGTTGCGGATGGTGATCATGTCGCCACCGCCGTTGCCGTTCCCGTCGGGAACCGGGAGCGGGTGCCGCTTGGGGTCCGCATCAGAAGCCGGAACTCATAATTGGAGGATGGCGTCAGGCCGGTCTGCGTCTGGTTGACAGTCAGCGTGCCGAACTGGTCAACCACGAACTGGCCGGGGGTCTCCTCAACAACGAGGCAGTCTTGCGAGTGAGCGATTTCCGTCGCGACATCGGCCCAACTGCCGGCGGTTATCCGCCATTGCCACTTGCCGAACAGGCCGAGGGTGGCAGCCGGCGTGACGCTGGTACTGCCAAACGACAGCGGTGCGGTCAGCGTAACGGTTCCGGCGCTCCCCGCAGTTACCAGCAGCGGGCCCGCGTGCACCGTTCCATAGCTGGCGGCTGCCACGGTGCCAATGATGCTTGTGCTGGCCGTCGTGCTGCCAACGCCGCCGGGCAATGGCGCGGCTGCATCCTGTCTTGTGACGACGATGCGTTGAACGAGTGTTACGCCATCCCGATCTGACGTGACATCGACCCAGCCACTCGCCGTGCAGGCCGTTATCTGCACCAGCCCTGTCGTGCCGATAGTTGCCGTGCAGCCGGACGTTGCCACCGACCAGGTCGTGGTCGGCGAAACGTCTATGTCTCCGCGCTTCCGGATGGCCTTGATAGCGCGGGGAAGCTGGCCACTCACGATCACGCCCGCCGTGTCGGCAAGGATAAGGGCCGAACCCGCGACCGTCAGCGTCGGCACCGCGTCCGCTGTCACGTCGGCCTCAGGCTCGATATTCGCCATCAGCCAGCTCGCAGCGTTTGCCGGGCTGAACTCGACAGGCGCCACCGGTGCCACGTTGCCGGTCTCACTGGTCGCCCATGCGTAGTTTGACGCATACTCAGGCCGCATCACCAGATTGACAGTCGCATCCGGGTTGAGTGTGATGGACCGAATGCGGAACAGCTTGGCCGTCCATCCGCGTGTTGGGATGGTGAGCGCGACAACCGCATTCTGCCGCAGACCCCAGCCGCGTATGCCCACCGTGACCGTCATTGTCCCGAAGGTCGCCGACATGCGCGCGACCTGCGTTGCGATGCGTTCCGCCCGGCGAACATCCTGCACGGCGGGCAGTTCCAGGGTGACGGGCCGAGGCGCGACACTGACCCGACCGGTCAACACTTCGGGATAATCGACGAGGCCATACAGGGCGGGCGCGTCGGGCTGGGTGTAGCGCCCTCGCACAACGGTATATTGCTCAGACAGCGGGGGAGCGGGTTTCCACTCATACCCGCTCACAAAGTCGTCTTCGGTGATGGTCATCGTCGGCGTGAGGTCGTTGATGCCGAGCCGCAGTCCCAGAGTCGGGCCGTCGTGTGTCAGCTCCCCGTTCATGGCGGCCAGCAGCTCGTCCATCACGCCGCGCGGATCATCGGCATCGGTGTAGGACTTGCCAGCCTCATAGCGCCGATGGAAGCCGCCCGCCGCAAGCGCAATGCTTTCGTCGCAAATCGCAGCCGCCGCCGCAAAGGATGGCAGGTTGAGCAAAGTCGGGCTGATACCAAGCCCGACGCTGAACACGCCGTTTATCTTCCAGCCCAGCAGATAGGCCAGCAGTTGCAGCGCCGGGTTGTTCCCGCGCGGCACGGCCGACACGGAATAGCGCCACGTGCTGTGATCAGTCGCGCGCTGGCTGCCCGATCCGCCCGGCACTGTGCTGTCAAGCGCCGGATCGTAGACAGGCATTCCCCGCCCGATATGCGTCCAGCGCCCGGAGACGCCCGATGCGAACGGGCTCTGGCTTGACTTGCTGTTAGCCGACCGCTTGACCCGAACCTTCATGGTGGCGCAGCCCGTCAGAAGTTGGTTGGCCGCGCTCCACTTGGTGCCACCCTCCGCCGTGTGCGCCGAACCGGGACCGGCCTCCAGTCGGGTCTCAATGGCGAGGTAACCGGCGAACTCGCCAACCGCAGCGGTCCCGTTCCACGCCAGCTTTTCGTCGATTGAAAGGCTTTCCACCGCGTCAATCTTGTGGGCCGCCATGGCGAAAATGTATGTCACATACTCCTGCTTGCTGTCTGCCGAGGGCTCGGCATGGCGCAAGTCGAGCGGCATCGGCGTGCGGCCAAACACGATCTTGCGCGGCGTCGTCTTGTCCGGGTTGATCGCCTTGGGGTCGAACGGGACAAGCCCGCCCCCGCCGGGCGGTTTTGCGAACGATGCCAGCGTGGCACTGACTGCGAGCGCTGCACCGGCCGACACGATCAGCCCGACCGTTGCAGCCGACGCCACCCCAGCACCAAGCGAGGAAAGCAGGAACCCCGCAGCGACTGTCCCCACGCCCGGAACGAACGCCAAGACGCCCGCGCCTATGACCAGCGCCACCTTGAGAACGCCCCGGACGACCTTACCCATCGGGGCGGCCAACTGCCCAGCACGACACAAGGCTGTCACGCGCGACTATGACCATACCGGCATCGCCAAACATCATCGGCCCGGCGCCTGTCATGACGCCAAGCGCGCTGCCATCGCTCACCACGTCGCCCCGGTGCGCCATCAGCGGCGGCAAGGGATCGCCAAGGCAGGCCGTCGCACCGGCATCAAGGCTATCAAGACCCGCCCTCGCCAGCGCCCGAACAAGCCCGGCCTCGGTCGAGTACTTGCCAACTTCGGGCCAGAGCTTCGCGCCTGCCACAGCTTCCACACAAGCCGCTGCGAACCGTCCGCAATCATCCGTCCCGAGGGCATATGTCCGCCCCGTCCAGTCGGCTACCGTATCGGCCAAGCGGGTTTCCCAATCAGGATGCCGCTTCATCGGCCGCTCACATATTGCATGTAGTCCATGCCACTACCCGCCCCGCCGCCGATGCCCGAGGGGAACGCCCGACCGCCTCCAATGCTGACGTTGGCGCTCTCGTCCAATGCGTCATAAAGCTTCTGGGTCAGATACGTCCGGGAAGGAGCGCGGCCGAGTATCGCCTGCCAGTTCTCAACCTCCATCACGACTTGCATCGTGCCAGTCGAAGGGTCGACTGTCTGCGTGGGGACGCCCATGAAACCCTTGTAGCCCTGACTAGGGCTGATCTGGGCTACAGCGCCCGCGCCGTCGTGCACCACCATCCAGATGCGAACCATCCGCCCGACGTACAAGGCCGGGTTTTCGATGGCCGCAAGCAACTCGACATCGTCCGGCGTGGCGCGGAGCGTGATGATGAGGGTCTGCGTGCCGCCGTCCTCATGGGCTATCGAACTAATCGAAAGCACCTGCGAATCTATGGCGGTAAACGTAAAGCCCTCGCAGTTTACATCCGCATCAGCCAGCCCCGTTGGCACCAAAAGGCTGAACGGCGCAAAGGCGTATCTCAGCGGCAGGTCGGCAAAGTCGGCAAAGATCAACGTCGACGGATAAACAGCGGGCGCGCTCAGGGCGGCATCAGTCAGCGCCATTAGAACGCCTCCTCACAAGAGAGCGATTGTTCCACAATGCTCCCCGGGCCCAGCCTGAAACCCGGCGTATGCGTGGCCCTCATCAGCGCATAGGGGCGCTCTATCTCGACAACCGCGCTCGCAGCCGGAGTGCGGCGCAACGGGGTCGCCAAGCTTGCGGTGCCGTTGCCGCTGGCGTCTCCCATCAGGTCCGATGCCAGCCGCAAAAGCTGCTCATCATCGCCGGGCAGAACCACCGTCAGAAGCTGGCCAGCCCTCAGGTTCCGCTGGGACCGGGCAAGGTTGGAAAGCGCAAGGCTGCGTCCGGCGTTGGCAGCACCGCTCACCGTCGCCTGTTCCGGCAGGGTAGAAACCCGCAAGCTCCCGACGAAAGCAAGGCCCGCGCTCAGCACGTTGTCGAATTGCGCGCGCCACTTCACAGCACCGACCGGCGCGGCGAAGTTGGCATAACGCCTCGTGATCTGGCCCGTCGGACCAGCGCCGGGGATCAGGTCGAGCGTGTTTGCCGCAAGGAAAACGTCGCTGGCGTCATACCAAAGAATGGCAGCGTTGAGCGTCCCAGCCGCAGTCGCACCGATCCAGGCATCCGCTGAAAGGAACAGGCGAGTGGCGCCAGAAAGGAGGGTGAGCGTCGGGTTGTTGGCGATGACCGATCCGGTGACCGAACCAGACGCCGGCCCCGTAATGAACATCCATGTGTTCGGAGCCTGGAACAGCGACGGCCCGAACGCATTGGCCGGCGTGACCAGCCACCCGGCAGACGAGCCCCCGGAAAGCGCCGCGTTTTGCACCAGGTTGCCGAGCGCGCCGTGCTGGCTGGTATACGATACCGGCAGCCGGAAGCTGTTTCCCGCAAGCTGGCACGCCGCCTCGAATGCGGCAAAGGCCCGCGCGTTCTCGCCGTTCTCGATCATCGGGATAATTGTGCAATCGGCAGACCAGCGCGGGGCAGGGCCGAAGTCGATAAGTTGCTTGACCCGCCCAGTGAATGACGACCGCTGCACCTGAGGCCGCCCGCCATCCTGTTGCCATTCGATGGTGCGCAGCACCTTTGGCGGCATTGGAATAATCGCCATCCGTTAAGCTCCCCGCGCCTGCATGATGCGCCCCGATTGCGCCCGACGAACGACTTGCCCCGCAGCCGCAGCCCCGGCCTGCTGGGCCGTCACCGCAACCGTGGTGATGAATAGCGGCGAGTGGTCCACCATCACGTTGACGTTCTGAGTGACCCCGCCCCCGCCGTTGCGCTCGATCCGGCCCATGCCGGTGGGAACAAACCGCTCCGGGCCGTTCTCGCCAACAAGATAGGGGCGCCCGGCAGAGACGAGCCCGCCGGTCGCGCGGGCGCCAGCAAAAACGCCGAACAACGCGCTCAGAAAGCCGCCGCCACCACCAGCGCCCCCGCCGCCGGTCAGCAGCTTTAGCAGTTGCGACGATATCAACTGCGCCGCAGCCGCCTTGATGCTGCTCACCAGCGCGTCGCCAAGGCTCTTGCCGTGGATAATCGCCAGCGCCAGCCCGTCCGAAAGGTTCTTGGAGAAATCATCCGCCAGTTGCACAGCCTCAAGGTTGATCGGCGTGATCGGTGGCAAGAGCGCCAGTTCCAGCGCATCGACTTTCAGCAGCGCGATATTATCCGTCAGAGCCTTCGAGCTTTCCACGCTGGTGGAAAGGGACTCGTTGAGTTTGTCGAACCCAAGCCGTAGCTCGTTCTGCGTAAGCGCAGCCTTGGCCGGCGCAGCCGATCCGCCGCGCCTGCCCCCGCCGCGTGCCCCGCCACCGCCACCACCGGACGGCAGGTCGAGCCCCACCAATCCGGCCCCACTGATCTTGCTGTTCAGCCGGGCATCTTCGAGCGCCTGGTCGAGCAGCGCGTTCACAAAAGGCTTTGCCTTGAGGTCACCCTTTCCCCGGACGACTAGCATCCCACCAAGGTAGGACTTGTCCCCACGGCCAGCCGCCAGCGCAGCCGCAATCCTGCCGGCTTGCTTGCCCTGCTCCAGTCCTTCGCGAATCCTCCCGAGGAATCGGGCGATGCTGTCGCCCAGGCTACTGATAGCGCCGGCATTCGCCGCGACGACGCCGGCCACCGAAACAGATATCGCCTGCTGGAATGCCGCGATTGAATCGGCGGCCTTGTCCGCGTCCTGAATGGCCTTGTCGCTGAGGATCGCACCCATGCGCTCGGCCTGGTCCGCAAACTGGCTGATGCCCTCCCGCCCCTGCGAAAGGATTGGCAACAACGCCTGCCCGGTGCGGCCGAAGGCTGCCACGGCAATCGCCGCGCGCTCTGCGGGGTCCTTGGTGTTCTTGATCTTTTCGGCAAGGTCTCCCATCACGTCGCCGGTCGTGCGCAACTGGCCGCCTGCCTCGCGCGTGGCAATGCCCAGCGCCGTCAGCTTCTCACCGCCCTCTCCGATGTTGCGGGTTAGCCTCGCAATCGCGCCTTCGATCTGCTGTGTCGAAAGATTGGCCTGGGTCGCTGCGAAACGATACACTTGCAGCTCGCGCGTGTTAACGCCGATCGCTTCGGAAACCTCACCAAGGCTGCCCGCATAATCCAGAGCTCGGCGAATGGTCGCCCCGCTGATCAGCGCGCCCGCAGCGGCGGTCAATGCGGCAAGGCCAACCTTCGCCACACCCGCCGCGCGGTTGATTCCGGAAAAGGTCTTTTCGGACTCCTTCGTCGCGCGCTTTAGGCCGTCGATGAAGGCGGCGTCTTGCAGCGCAAGGTTAACGAACAGACTGCCGATACGTGCCATCAGATCACCCCGCGCGCGGCATCAGCCGCGATTTTTTGCCTGAAAAAGCTGTCGAGCTGGGCCGCTGCATCTTCGGGATCAGCCTCGCGGGGTTCCGCCCAATCGGGCAGAATCGGCGCAAGGCCCTCGAACGCCTTTTCGATGGTCTCGCCAGCAAGCGCCGTTGCCGCCGCCACCCCAAGCCACGCCCGCTGATCGGCCCGGCGCTCGCCAAATGGCTCGACGCGGCTATAGGCGATCCACCCGGCGAACTCGGCGCAGCTCATGCGCTGGGCCAGCTCGCCGACCGTCATGCCCAGCGCCAGCGCCAGCCGGTACCGAAACAGACGATCAGGCGAGCAAGCTAGTTTTTTTCCGCGTCCTCGGGCGATGCGGTGAGCCCAGAGATGCGCATGACCGCCTCTGCCAACCGCCCGACCGGAACTGCGGATTTGGTCATCAGCGTACCAATGGCCGCCTCACGCGCCGGCATTGCGAACAGCGGCTCGCCGGCCGCGTCGGTTGCCGCCGTCACCACCAGCCACGCCGCAAGATGCGCGTTGCCATCCTCGCCAACCGTCGCCATGTCGATGCGCTCGGCAAGCGTAAGCTCGCGGACCGTCACCTTGCCGCCCCATTCCGGGACGTCCACCGTCACGCGCTTTAGCGTGCCAGCGGCAAGGATTGCGGCCGCCCCCAGGCTGGCAGCCCGGCTCAACTCCGCACCGCCGCGCCCGAGAATTTAATCGCGACCTCGGCCTTGATGCTGTCCCCAACCGGGGCCGATACCCGGAACATCTTTACAAAGCCGGACACTGTGTAAGTGACGGCCCCGAATGCGGGCGGCAACAGGAACCGGAACTGCACGACCGCGCCGGAAGTGGCCAGCGTTTCAAGCCGTTCCTGCGCGGTGGCAAAGCCCGATGGCGACCGGCGGCGAAGCTGCAACTGGAACGACGTATCGCCGAACTCAGGCAGATCGCCGATGTATTCCTTGCCGGTCGAATCCAGCGCCGTGACGTCGATCTCACCGCGCTCGGGGCCGGGAAATGCCAGCGACCCAACGATTCCGCCCACGGCAATGAACGTGGCCGCAACTGCGGTTTCCACCTCCATGATCGTGCCATTTGCCAGTGCTTCGCCTGCCATCAGATATTCCTTTCGCTAGAGATGTCGGTGTTGGTTCGGGAAAAAGGTGGGCTTATCAAACCACTTCCGGCGCGACGGTGCGCAGGTCGAGCGTGTAGATCGCGTTATCGGGCATCCGCATGCTGCACAGATCGGCCGTCATCGAGCCGTCTGTCGTGGCGTACGACCGGGGCACGATTTGCAGCGGGCCCAGCGTCCATGTGGCCCGATTGTCTACCGCGGCGTTCGGGCCGCTGGTCGGGATCAGTTGCGATAGGCTGTTGACGATATTGTTGCTCAGCGTCGTGCGGAGGTTGTGCGTGTAGACCCGCGCACCGGCTTGGTGCTCACTGATCATCACGTTGCCGGTGATTTCCATGTCGTCGACCCGATTGGTGATACCGTTGTTCACCAGCGCGGCGTCATTCACCGCGCCCAGCATCACATTGCCCGTAACGCGGTTGAACCGGCCGGCGTCCGGGAAAGCTACATCCGGCTTCATCTGGTAGGTGTAGGGGCGGCTGTGGCCCCAAAGGAAATTGCCGTCCAGCCAGCAGTTGTTCGTCTGCGAATAAAAGGCGATGCCGTTGGCGTGGATGCCAAGCACCTGCGAAATGATGTTGCGGCGAATGAGCCCGCCCGGCGTTCCGTTCTGGTACAGGATCGCAGTGCCGCCGAGCCTGTTGATGACGTTTTCGAAAGCCTCGTAAGTGCCGCCGCGCGAGATGCTGATCTGCATCATGTCCTTGATGCGGTTCCGCCGCAGTTTCAGCGCGGTCATCCGAGCAAACATGGCGGGGATGTAGCCTCCCTGCGATTGGCGCTCACCGTAGCAGTCGTGGATGTAGTTGTTTTCGATGATGCAGCTTGCCGCCGCCGTCGTCGTGCGGCCCACCTCCGGGTGGAAATTGAACGGAGGTTGCACGGAGCCCGTCATCTCCAGGTTGCGGATGGTGACATGGCTGCGAGCGCGGAAATTGATCCATGGGCGCGGCCGCCCGATGCGAATGTCGAGCGATCCGCGCGTCCGCATGATGGCCTTGCCCGGCGCGATGACGGCAAAGCTACCGGGCAGCGTCACATGGTGGCGACTGTTCAGCAGATAGGCGCGCGTGTTGGCGTACCATGCGTTGCTACCCAGCCCGGACGTGTAGGCCCCGACCGTCACGACGTTTCCAACCACGGTCTCCACAGTCCCGCGCGCAATCAGCTCGCCATTGATCTGCATGCACAGCCGGACATAGCCTTCCTGCCCGGCCGCGATAGCCGCGGCCTCCGCACTGGTAAACACCGGCACCTGATTGACCACGCCCGGAATGGTGAAGAACTTGCCCGCGTTAAAACTGGGGTCGGACCCGCCGATGTCATCTTCGAAGATCGGCTCCGCAAGCTCGGGATAACGCCCGATACGCATGAGCCCGAACGCATCGAACAGGCGGAGGCAGTGGGCGGCAGAGTTTGCAGGATCGAACTCGACCACATGCAACTGCGCCCAGTTTGCCGCGCCGCCCGCATCGGCCTGCGAAGTTGCAGCCCGCACCACCGTTGCCGGGTCCGCCGCGTCCAGCACCGCCCGTCGGCCGGTCGGATTGTGGCTTTCGTACACGATCGGATTGGCCAGCGTGCCAGATGCGCTGACTTCGATTGTCTTGCGCATCATCTCGTTGCCGACGAACCGCACCACAGATCCCGGCGCAAGCGTTACCGCCGCCGCAGCACCCGTGGCACCATTCAGCGGACCGGGCACATTCCGGAAAGCCGTGGCCGGCGTATTACCGGCCAGCGCATCCGACCCCGTTTCAGGCGCCACATACCAGATGTCGGCCGATGGCGCAGGAGGGGGTGGCGGTGGAACAGCGACGGCCTGAATGACGATATCGAACGGCCCCAGCGCGGCAGTTTCGCCATCGGAATCCGTGGCGGTTATCGTGATCCCGCCGATGGTCGCGGGTGCGCCTGTCACTGTCGACTGAAGCCGACCGGTTGCCGTCGTGAATGTCCATCCGGGCGGGAGCGGGCCGGTCGTGAAAAGTGCAAATGAATAAGGGCCGACCCCACCGTATGTCGTCGGCGTGAACGAATAAGCGTCCCCGGTGACAACCGTTAAGGCTGGTGACCCCGTGATTTCCAGCGGCTCGAAAATGGCAGGCGGATCGGGATCGAGCGGCGCAACAGCCGGGACGGCCATTTCGATGGTCAGATAGTCGGTCGCCCGGCGGAAAAACTTGGGCGTGTCCTCGTCATAAATGTCGCGCTCGGCATCAAGCTCGGCGTGCATCAGGGCATTGTTGCCGTCCTGTATCGCCGCCGCAGCGAGGCGGCTCATGTCAACCGCCTGCGCATAGGTCGTGGCGTAGCAGTCCACCTGGATACGCCCATTGCGCTGGCCGGTTCGGCCGTCAAGCGCATGCACGTCAAAGCCGCTGATCCGCTGCCAGACGATGTATGGCGCCGGGGCGCCCTGGCTCGCCCGCCCGCCGAAAATGCGCCCGGCAACAATCGTCGCCAGCCCACCATCAGCCTCAAGCCGAGCCCTGATCTGCTCCTCGGCTCCCATCAGCTATTGCGACCGTTCGGCAGTACGCCGCGCTTGGCCACCCGCTTGGCCGCCTTTTCAATCTGGCCACCAAGCTTCTGGCCAAGGCGCGCGATCAGCACATTCTGCATGCGATCCCACACCGGGCGGAACCATGGGCGCGCGCGCATCTTCACGGTTCCCCATTCCAGGAACGAACCCCAAAAAGCGTTGCCCGTCGTCACCATCATGACGATAGTGTTGTTGACCCGGGCGCGGCTCTCCCGGACCTTGATGTTTTCGCGAAGCTGTCCATAGCGCGCACTGCCGACGCTGCCATCCTTCCGCGTCCAGCTCTTTTTGGTCTCGCCTTTTGCGTTGCGCGGAGCGGCGGCACGGAGTGCATCGCGAAATTCGTTTGCGGTCGCGCGCAAGCTGCGGCGGCCGGCCACGGTCGCATCTTTGCCAAGCTCGGAAAGCGCGCGCGAAAGATCGGCCCCGCCTTCGAACTTCAGGTTCATCTTCATCGGCCTACTCCTGCGGCGCAGTGCCAGACAGCACGATGGAGCCATGCTCTCGGCGGCGATCCACGCCATCGACCTGCAAAGGCTGGCCCTCGAACAGCACGCGCCATTCGGTCGTGACCTCTGCGGTCTCGGAATCCAGACGCATCAGCAGGCTGATCTGTGCCACGCCCTGGCGCTGGCCTTCGCGCTCAAGGTCGGTTGGCGCAAAGCGCAGCCGCCGGGCCCATCGCTCGCCGCTTGGCGCGTAGGTCACAACCGCGCCGCCCTGCGCGTCAACGCCCTGCGTCGGCCGCAGCAGCGTCACGCGGTCTCGCAACTGGCCAGCCCGGATTTGCACGGGCGCCCTAGATGCTCAGCGCGAAGGACGTGACATCGATCTGCTGGCTGAGCGTAAACGGCGTGTTGGAGAAACGGATTTCGCCAGATCCCGCCGTCGGGCTGGCCGTCCCGCGCATGTGCACGGTGGCACCCTGTTTGATCGCAAAGCCCACCGGGGTTCCGGCCGCATTGGCCGCGGCATCCTGCCATGTGCCAAGCAGCGCTTTGGAGCGGCCCGCCGCCGCCGCCATCCAGTCGGCAGGCAGCGCCATGCTGGCCAGCACGACGCCAACATCTGCGCTGCTCGTGTCGGCAGGCTGCGCCGCGTCGTAAATCAGCAGCGTTGGAGATGCGCCGGTCGCCACCTCGATTGCATCCAGCATCGCATTGGCAACGGCCGTCGAAAATACCGCCATGGTCTGTTCCTTTCAAGTTGCTGTTTATCTAAAGATGTCAGGCTATCGCCCCGCGCCGGATGGTCACCATCTCGCCAAGTGAGCCACTGTTGCGCCCGGCCCAAAGGTCGCCAGACGTGAACTGCGGCGGCATCCAGACATGCGGCGTAAGGCCCGACACAATGCCAGTCACGCTGTTCAGAACCGGCTCTTTCGTTGCCGCATCCCGGAAAAGGTTTCGGTTCGCCGCAACGGTCCAATCGATCCCCGTGCCGATATGTGCCCAGATGAGGCCCGTGCGCACCTTGCAGGGGCGGTGCGAT